CCAGTCGCGTCTCCGTCACGGATAACTAGGTTTCCGCCGGCCTTCACTTTGGTTTGTGAAGCTTTATACTTTGTTTGATGAAAAGGTTTTGGATGTCCTGGTGGTGGACCATTACATGCATGGCCAATATGTTTATCAGCTGTTGTGGATACAAGTGGCATTTCTTTTTCCTATAATTGTGGTACTAAATTATCCATATCAAAATTAACACTTACACCACATCCACAGCTACTATGAGCGTTTGGATTTTTAATTTCAAAATTCGATCCAACTAAACTTTTAACGTAATCTACTTCTGTTCCAATTAAAAACATAACCGCGTGAGATTTTACTGCAAAAGATCCTTCATCGCATGCGATTACTTCGTCTCCTGGTTCTAAATCTTCTACCTTTGCGGTGCCCCACTCATATTCAAAACCAGCACAGCCACCACCTTTAACGCTCAATGTGATAGCGTAGCATTTGTTTTCTTTACATAATTTGCCAATTTGGTGGTTGGCATTTGGCGTGACTGTGCAAATAGTCATTAGTTATTCCTTAATAAAATGGATGCCCTGAGCGGGCACCCTTGAAAAGCTTAAGCTGCTTCTAGTAATTGTTCCTTTGCAATTATATATTCTTTTACTAAACCAGACCTGACGATATCGTTTACGCCAAATCTAACTACGTCAAAGCTTCTAATCGCATCTAAAACTTTTATAAAGTCGTGCAACCCTGTAATGTCTGCTCTATTTCGTGATTGCTGTAAGTCATCTTGTTTCGTGTCTCCACAGAAAATAATTTTTGATGATTCACCAACCCTCGTAATAATACTATCAAGCTCGTGGTATGTCATTGATTGGCATTCATCTACAATGATGACTGCGTTATCAAATGTGAGTCCTCTTACAAACGATGATGTTTTGAACTCTATCATTCCTTTTGTTTTTAAAACTTGATAAGCATCCTTTCTTCCAAATAGATCGTTAACAATATCAGTGTATGGTGCTTCAAACACTGCCTCTTTTTGTGCCTGAGAACCTGGCATAAAACCCTGTTCCCTTGTCTGAACCGCAGATCTAATTATGACGACTTTTTCATACTCTCCTTTCTGTAGTACATCGTTGAGTGCCAAGTATGTAGCACACATTGTTTTTCCTGTACCTGCTGTTCCGATGGCCGCGATATTGTACCCTTGTTGATAAGAAGAAAATAAATCACCTTGCGATGGTGTGAGTGGATTAATTTTGCGCATTCCAAACTTATTGTTTAAGATGTGCATCATATAATCTTGTTCACGTTCTACTCTTCTTTTTTCTTTCCTGGATAGTCTTCGCTGTTTTGCCATGAAACCTCCTTATGGTGTATTACCATGTGTTAATTTTGTTTTTTGCACCATCCTTTTGAAATGAACCGGGATGATGTTTTTTAACATTCTTTAGAACATCACGAAACGCGTCGTCAGGCTTTCTTAATCCCAAGCGAACAGAGTCACCGATAGACGGTGCTTTCACTATCAATTGTTTAATGTTTTGATTATTGTCTAGGTATTCTTGACGTTCCGCCATTGACATAATTTTGTCAAAGCGTTCGCCATTATCAGTGTTTTCAAAAGTATAAGTAGGCATTAATTCTCCTATTTTATTACAAAAAAAGGAACCAAATTACGGTTCCTTTACCGCATAGTATATCACCTATGCTTATATTTATATAATTTGTATGCTAACCAACAATTGTTTCGTAAATTTCTTTCCAATTATTGCAACGTGGCATATCGCCAACAAATGCATCTATGTTAAACGGGTGGTTAACTAGAATACTATCCAGACCGAGAGTTCTACCAAGAATTGCGTTTTCAACTTTATCTTCGATCCACCAACATTTGGTATCACGATATGGTTCAAGGACTTCATCCTTGTCAGCACCAGTATCTATATAAGTATAAGACTCAAATACGGTAGGACCAAACATTTCAATTAAGTTTTTGGTACGAAGGTGACCAGCATAAGGGTCAGTACTAAGTGAACTGATTACACGAAAGACATAACCATGTTCCTCATGTAATTTACGTACATACTTAATAGCATTGCGAAGAGGTGGAAGCTTACGAATCCAAGCTGACTCGTTAAACATCCGAACTAGACGTTCTTTTTCTTCAAACTCCAAACCATAACGAGTACCAATGTCGTATTCATTTTCTCCATTATCTATTTGGGTATAACCGTGACGTTCCATCCATTGTGTAAATGAGTGGACCCAGTCAAGTAGAACTCCGTCTACGTCGGTTAAGATTACTTTTTGGTTTAGCATATATTTTCACTTTCTTTCATTTTATATTCGTATTATAACAAAAAGGGGATTGATTGTCAACCCCCTTTTTTTAATTTTTTTATGCGGCTTGAAGTTGTCCAAACCGAGCTTTAATTCCACGTTCGTCAGTCTTGTACATTTTTCCATCTGGTGTGGAATATACGAAAGCATACTTTGGTGAGCGTGTTTTGTATTTAACAAGCTTTTCACCATGTTTGTTTTCCATAACTAGACCAAGACGAGCAACTTCCATTTGTAAAAGCCGGTCAACCATTGTAGTTGCACCTTTTACTTTTGCCGAAACTTTAATTTCAACTTCGGCATCAGAAAAACGCATGTTACCAACTTCAAATTCTAGGTTAGCACCAAATTTGTCTAGCACAGCTTGCATTTCAGTACGAAGAGAGTTAAGAGTTGCTTTGTCGAATTTTGTAACTTTTTTCATTTGGTAGATTCCTTTTTCGTTTTACCTTATATAAACAATATAACATATTAAAACAGGTTTGTCAACAGTTAATTTGATTTAATTACAAAAAAGAATCGTTTAAAACCAACTACTTATTATTTTTTTTCAAAAGATTAAAATCGTCCTCTAACCAGCGCTCAGAAAGCTTTGATTTTCGCTTCTCTCTGCGTTGCTTTTTACGATTTTCTTTCTTTGAAGAATAATCGTCCTTATCTCCCCATTCGTCATCGTCCCATGTTTCTCGGAAGGATCTACGCTTGCCCATTTTTTTATCCGTTTGTTGTTTCGTTAATTAGTTGTGGAAATGCTTCTTTGATTACTTTAAGTGAAATACCTTTAAAGGGCTTTTTACAAATCATGTAATTAGCCAACAAGTCTGCATCATCATTATCAATATCTTCTAAAAACGATATAAAAAGCGATTCGCGCTTTATTGGTTTAATGTTGTCGTATCCACCACCTTTTACAAATATGCGAAGACGACGAGAATCAGATATAAGCATAGCTTTAGCCTCATCCTCATAATCATTTTTGTTCCAAGGTGGAGGAGTATCAGGAATTAAAAACTCGATAGCAGGATCATACGTAGCCTGAATGACCGTACGTAATGCAAAGTTGTCATGCTTTTGTAGGTTTGCAACCTTTTCCTTAGATGTTTTCAATTTACCAGTTTCAGCTATAATTTCGCTAATTGATATGTGTACCGCCATATTAAAAGTCCTGTATATCGGTTATGAGATGCTTGAGTTTTTTCTGGATAAAATAGTTGAACAGATGTTCTCTACCTATATTTTTTTCTTCGTTATATTCTGCACGAATTTGATCCTGATATTTCTGAGGAATTTCAGATAAATCAATCATCATTTTGTTACGATAAAAACGACGAAGAGTTTCTTCGTCCATGTTTTGTGTACCTTCTGAGTACAAAGCTAGTCGCTTTTTAGTCATAGCTTTTTGACGTTCGCCAACAGCCAAGCAATTGTCTGGTGACAAAATATTTGGTACGCCATCACCAGTATCACCTTTAAGGATATGCTCCTCTAGGTATTGCGCTGGTTGATCATGACGAATCCAACGCTTGCGAATGGGATCATACTGATCTACATTTGCGTATTTTTGAAGTTGAATAAAGTCTTTATCAGCTGAAAGAATAAGGAACTTTTCAGAACCAATATTAAGTTCAGATCCATGTTCGTGTATTACTGTACCAATGATATCATCAGCTTCGCAATGGTCAATGTGAATTACTTTGTATGGAAAGTACTCTTTAATTTCAGAACGAAGATTATTCATAATTTCAAAAAGTGCATTCCAATCGAGTTCTGATTTATCACGACCGGCTTTGCGATTTGCTTTATAGTATGGATAAGCTTCTTTGCGCCAGGTATTTTTACCATCTGCACAAACAACGATTTCACCGTACTCTTCTGAAAACTTTTTACGATTAGCTCGCAAAGAGTTTAAAAACATGTGACGGATGATGTTTTCATCAACAGCCACGTCATAATGTTTTCCAATGCTCGCAAATAGCGAGGCAAGGATAACTTGGTTATAGTCTACTAATATTGCCATAATTTTTCCGTTTCAGTTAATTTACAAATACTATAATAACACAAGTATTTGAAATTGTCAACTGTTAACTTGCCTTTTGCCTTAAAAGTTTAGTCCACAGGTTGCCATAAGTAGTAATATCATTTGGGATCAAAGCAAAGCGATCTGATTTTGTAAATCTATTTAGGAAATTTGGATCGTTTTTAATTTGTTCTAATACACCTTTGGTAATGGCATATGCTAAATTAGCGTGAGTTGCAGGATCTTCATTATAATCATACATCACGGTAGCATTAGCCGCGGTTTCAGGAAGTGCACCATAGTTTGGATGGATACACAATAAGCTACATCTAATAGCTTCAATAAGTGCTATACATGATGTTTCTTGCCAAATGTTTGGATAAAGGAAGATATGAGACTTTTTCAGCGCCTCAATAACATCTTCATTTGGAATTGACCCGTGATAGGTCATATTCGGATGGTTGTGAATTTTTGTAAACAAATCAACATATGGATCGTCTCTTTGTGGCCATCCATAGATAGCAAACGAAGAGTATACATCCAAGTGAATGTTTTTATATTCTTTTGATAATGCATCAATAATAGGATACACGAGCTCAAGTCCACGATGAGGTGTTGTATGATATACAAAACGGATAGTTTTTGATTTTGGTTTATCTTCTATATCATATCGAGTTTCTATCGCGTTTGGAATAACTGAACATTTAGAATAAGGAATTCCAAATCTCATAATGTATTGGTCTCGTTGCCAATTTGATACAAAAACTAGGTGTTCAAACTTTTCCCACCCACCATCTAACAAAACTTTGTTTTCAGGATCGCCTGCCAAGTCGTGGCAATACATGATGTTTTTTACATCTGTAGGAATATCCCGTGGGCGCGAGAAGTGAATAGCGAAGCCCTCTAAGAGCTCTCTATTGACGTTATCGAGTAGGCGTTGACGCATCATCTCAGTACCACCAATTGAATTAGCAGACAGCTCAGACTCTACCACGTCGCCTTTATAAATCATACTCATTAGACATTAAACTCCGCGTTAAAATCTGTTACGGAATCCCACCGAAAAGATCGCCAACCTGGCGCGTTAACATCATACACAGCTAATACATCTGGGTTTGGCTTTTTTTCTTTTTTCTGAATTGCTTCTTCAATATCGATTTGTTTTGGTAACATAGCCTCATTCAAAGTTGCATGCATAATTCTCGTTTCGCCATTTTTCTTGGTAAATACGATTTTGCATACCTTTTCTTTGAGTGCTCCAATTACGAATGTTTTATCAATCGCGTTAATATCCATTATAAAGTCTCCATTGTTTTTACATTAGTTTGAATTGATTTGTATATTTTTTCAAGTGTGTTATTAAAATCCTGTAGAGAACCATTATTGTGTATTCTATACATGTTAACATCAAACACTTGAGGTAATACATATTTGTTGTCTATTTCTGTATATTTATTTCCAAGAACATACTCATGTTCGATACGACTTCCTTGGAAATATCTACGTGAGTCGGACGAGTAATCTTCACCGTCGCGTGTAAGCTGAACTAATACAAAATTCTTTGATCCAACTTTTTCCACAACGGGTATCAACTCATCTACGAACCCACCGTCAGATATAGCATAATCTTTTGTTAAGTCAATTTCGTTTGCAACTAATTGACCAAAATAATCTAAACCACGTTTAGGTTTAACAATTTGTTCTGAAACATAAATCATCGCTTCACGACAAGACATATGGCCTAGATCTACGTGAGGAACTTCCTTTACAGAACGATCATCGTATCTTTCCATAAACCATTTGTAATCACATCCAAAGTATTTGCACGTTTCTTTGTACAATTGATATTTGAAAGACAGATGTTTCCATCCATAGTTTTTCTTGAAGTAATCAGCTCCAGCATCTTTACCTGAACGGGGAGGTCCATTAAATAGTACTATCAAAACTTAACTCCAAAATCATCTGAAATGATTTCTTTTAACTGCTTTGAAAAAGCATATTTAAACTCTGTATTTGTGATACCACACAAAATAAATTCGCGATCTGACGAGTCGAGATAAGGCATCGCATCATGTATAGATGCATAGCCTTTTTCAAACAAGTCAAGATCGCGTTGTTTTACGGGTATATTCCGAGTACGAACTTTGCCAGTTAGTACACTTGTACGAGTTACAATCATAACATTCTCCTTTTCATTTATATCTAATATATAATACTTTTAAAAGAATGTCAACTGTTTTTTAAGCTTTTTACGTGATTTCTGTGAATTCTGCATGATATAATTCCATTATGATAATCGTCTCTCAACAAGACATCATGTTCAAATTGATATTTGGCTTCGAGGTAACCAAGTTCTCCTTTTGATTTACAAAGAGTTAAAATTTCTCTATGGAAGTTATCAGCACCTTTATCCTCAACTAATTGCTGGACTTGTTCTGATGAACCATAATATTTTTTCCAATCTGTTTCTTTAACAACAGAACGGCGACGAGTTTTACCTTTGAGTGGTGGAAGTTTTCTTTTTGAAACTAATAGCTTTTTGCCTACGTATTTCATATCAGTAGATTTGTCTGTAATGATATACACAAATCCAATCCAATCTTCAATCATTTCAGAGGTAAATTCTTCCCCTTTGTAAATCCACATAAAATAACTCCATATTAATAGAGTTATTTATTCAACATCCTCATGCATGTAAATACAGAGTTTTCTTCCAAGCAATCAGACCAAATATGGATCAAATACCATCCAACTAATACAACACCGATTGTAATAGCAATTCCATATATTACTTTCTCAGTCATTACAAATCTCCTCTTCCTCTTCGTATTTAAGGAATACTTTCATAGTTGTACCATCATCTTGTATTTGGAATGAAATGTCTTTAACGTTGTATTTAACGTAGGCACGACCTTTGTTATCAATAACTTCAAATCGGCTAACTTTACTTGAAAACGTAATGTCTTCATCGTCAACAATGAAATCAGTTTTAATTTCCATTATCCTCTCCTCATTTGCGCGTAGGCTTTTGGATCGTCTCCGCGGCCGACTGGGACCATGTTTGATTTGTGCATTGTTGCGATACCGACGATGTAGTCGCCCGTGTATTCATTTCGTTGTTTAGCCGCTGCATTTGCCGGGATAACATCCGACGTCGGGATTGAGCGGCCCTCGCGGTGTATGTCATTCGATTGCGTTTCAAGTGGTTTCCCTTTCTGCTTAGATGGTTTTTTATCTGGGTCGATACCCATGCTTTTAAGAAACGCGTTGTGCTCAGCTTGAGCTTTTTGCCAACCTGGTTTCTTTTTAATTTTTGATTTACCGTGGACTTGTACTCCACGTACTAAATGCATAGACATTAAGCTGCCTCCATTTCCATTTGCTTTTCAATGCGTTCAGCCCAAGTTTCATAATGCTCAGCCATCATAATAATTTCCTCAAGGATATCTTGACGATCTTTGCTAAAGTTATCTGAGCGACGAGCCAAGCCACGTAAACGTTTTGCGAATTCCAATTGCTCAATCATTATTATACCTCCACAAACATAGTTTTAAGTTCTTCTTCGTCAAAGCCGTGGCCGTGACCCATAACTTGCTCAAACAATTCCTGGAGCATGTCGAATGATTCAGATTTGAAAAGATAAAGTGGGTTGCCACCAGCTGGGCCATTAGCCGTTATAAGCTGAGTGGTACAACCATGTTCAATTGCAAATTGTACAACCTCGTCGTGTGTGTGTTCTGATGAAATG